CGGTGATGGCGGTGCCTTCGATGAGTGCTGTGGGTGTTCCTTTTGCGGGTAAAGGCCGGGGGGCTGGCGGCGGACGGTCTGCGGTGGGCGGCGGAAAGAATGTGTATAACATTACGGTGAATGCGGGTATGGGTTCGAGTGGGGCACAGTTGGGGGAGCAGATTGTGTCTGCAATAAAAACTTATGAGCGTTCTTCTGGCCGTGTGTTTGTGGGTGTCTAATGCATGACACTACGGTCGAGGTTGGCCGTGTGCGCGGTTTTATTCTGGACGACCCGGTTGCGGGTGTGTTGGACAACACAGAGTTCCCTTTGGGTGGAGTGTTTTTTTATGATGTGAGCCGTTTTGTGCGTAGTGTGTCTGTGCAGCGGGGTAAGAACCGCCAGCTTGACCGGTTCTCTGCAGGGACTCTCAGTGTTGTTTTGAATAACGAGTCACGCTTTTTTGACCCTTTTGGTGCGACGGAGATTGACCCTATCCCTCGGGTGCCTATTCGTGTGACGTCGGGGTCTGTTGTGCAGTTCACGGGGGTTGTCGAAGATTGGGATTATTCGTATGATCCGGGTGGCCGGTCGTCTGCTTTCGTGAGGGCTGTGGATGATTTAACCCGCCTGGCTCGCACTAGTGTGGTGGCTTCTGGTAGTGCCACACCTGAGCTAAGTGGGGCGCGGGTGAATGCTGTGTTGGATATGGATTCGGTGCGGTGGCCTGAAGACCGTCGCTTTGTCGATGTTGGGGATTCGTTTTTATGTTCTGACGTGTTTGAGGGGCAGAATGCGTTGGAGTATTTGCAGTTGGTGGAGGTGTCGGAGCAGGGGCAACTGTTTGTGGGTAAGGGTGGTGATTTGGTTTTTCGTTCGCGTACTTCGGCGACACCTCGGACGGGTGACGTGTTGGTGTTTGCGGATGATGGTTCGGGTGTGCCTTACAACCAGGTGCAAGTGAATTATGGTACTGAGTTGATGGTGAACCGGGTTACTGTTTCTGCACCGTTGTCTACGGCTGTGGCGGAGAATGTGAGTTCGCAAACAACGTTTGGGGTGATTTCGGAGGAGCTCACGGTGTTGTGTGCTTCTGCTTCTGTTGTGCAAAACATTGCAGATTTTGTTGTGGCACGTTTTGGTGAGCCTGAGTATCGGTTTGAAACTTTGCTTATCGATGTGGATGGGTTGGCTGCGGGGCAGGTTGCCGATGTGTTGGCGTTAGAAATTTCTGATGTTGTTGAGGTGAAGTTCACCCCTAATAGTGTGGGTGCGCCGATTGATAGGTTTGCGCAGGTGATTGGTGTGTCGCATGAGGTGGGGCCGATGACTCATCAGGTGTCGTTGCGTTTGTCGTCGCTAGAGTTTGCGTTCTTTGTGTTGGATGACGTGGTGTTCGGTATACTTGACACTAATCACCTCGGTTTTTGATAGGAGTTTTTTGTGGCTGTTCCGGCAGGGTTTAGGACGTTTGATGCTGGGGCGGTGCTTACTGCTGAGCAGGTGAACACTTTTTTGATGTCGCAAAGCATTCCGGTGTTTGCGGATGCTACTGCGAGGGATGCTGCTATTACGGCACCTGAGGAGGGGCAGCATGCGTTTCTTAAGGATGTGGATGCGTTGCAGTTTTATACTGGGAGCGCATGGGTTCCTGCGGGTGGTTCGGGTGGCGGCGGTTTTGAAACTAATTTTCTACTTATGGGAGGCTAACTGATGGCAACAAATTATAAGTCTATTGCGCAGGTCGATTTGACGACTACGGCTTTGACGGATATTTACACGGTGGGGTCGGGCAAGGAAACGGTTATCAGCACTATTATTATTGCGAACCGTACTTCGAGCGCTGACAGTTTTCGGATTGCGGTGCGGGTTGATGGGGATGCTATCTCTAACAGCCATTACATTGCGTTTGATGTGCCGGTGGCCGCTAATGATTCGACCACGCTAACTTTGGGTATCACGATGTCGGCGACTGATGTTCTTTCGGTGAAGGCTACTACGGCTGACCGTTTGAGTATCAACGTGTTCGGTGCCGAGATAACAGTTTAGGGGTTGTTGTGGCTGTAACAAGTATGGGCGCGTTAAGCATTTCGCGATTTGCTAAGTCGAATCGCGCTAGTGGTTTTGCTGGACCATTCAAAGCTGTAGTTTCTGCGACCACAGGTTCTCCAACAATTACGACTGACGGCACAGCAACCATTTACGCGTTCACAGGTGATGGTTCGATTACATTTTCCAAGGCCGGAAAGATTAGTGTTTTTGGGATAGGTGGCGGTGGCGGGTCTAAGGGCTACGGCCGACCTTCAGGTGGTGGGGCTGGGAAACATTACGAAAATCCTGACCTGTTCGTGGAAGCGGGAACGGAAACCATCACTATTGGTGCTGGCGGTAGCGCGGGAGGTAATAGCGCGGGGTACGCAGGTGATGGCGGACCCACCCTTTTTGGAAGTTCGGTTTTTTGCAACGGCGGTAGTGGCGCTTTTTCTATAGAGCAGAGAAATTGGCAAAACGCGGGCGGCGGCTCAGGTGGGCCGGCTGGCGGCAACTATATTTCTAACACGAATGGCCTCGCTAACGCAAAAGGGCAGGGTTCATCCTTGAGTGGTGTGACGGGTGTGGATACCGATATATCCGGCACGACCACTACCTACGGTACAGGTGGGGATGACAATGACGCAGTGGCAGGTCCGGCAAACTCTGGGGATGGTGCTGGGGGCTGGAATAGCACTTCAGGTAAGGCTGGCGGGTCTGGAGTTTTTATTGTGAGGGTTGGCTAATGAGATACTTTGCCCGCATTCAAAATGGAGAAGTTGTCCAAGTTCATGTCTTGGCTGAGGCTGTTGTCCTAGATTCTGAAGGGGTCGCCCAAGAAAGTTTGGGTCAAGGGTTTCTGTCAGAGCTACACGGCTTGAGTGCTGAAAGCTTCGTTCAATGTTTTATTGGCGGGGGTAGCCGATTCAACTACCCTGGGCCGAGGTTTTCTTATGATGCTGACCGTGACGCTTTCATCCCGCCACAACCATACGCTTCATGGGTACTCGATGAGGACACCTGCCTATGGGTTGCACCTATCGCCTACCCTGCTGAGGGTGACCATGTTTGGGATGAAGAAACAACTGACTGGATTGAGGTGCAAGATGAAACTGTCTAACCCGTGGCCTGAGGGTCGAACAATCAACGCGAGAAGTCCTTACGGTTGGAGGCGTCACCCTATTACGGGGAGGCGGGCTTTTCATCACGGGGTCGATGTTGCAGGGGTGTTCCCGGTAACTGTTGCGGGTGATGGTGTTGTGGTAAAGATTGGGTGGAGCCCTCGCGGTGGTGGGCATACGGTGCTTATTGACCATGGGCAGATTGTGACGGTCTACTATCATGGGGCGCACCGTACCGGGTTGCGTAAAGGGCAACGGGTTGTGACGGGCGATTTCATTTATTCGTCTGGGACTACCGGTGCGAGCACAGGCAAGCATCTCCATTTTGAGGTGCGCAAACGTGGCGGACGTTGGGGAAATACGCTGGACCCCGTACCGTTCCTTGACGGTGCCGCTGTAGTCGTGAAGCCCGCTTTGCTCAAGGTGGATGGGCGTTTGGGGCGCAACACGTGGAAAGCGTTCCAGACTGCACTCACTAACGCCGGGTTCCCTCTGGGCCGTATCGACGGCAGGCCTGGAAGAATGACTTACACAGCTATCCAGAGATGGGCTGGGGCGAAACCTGATGGGGTGTTCGGGCCAAACACTCGACGGGCTGTACAGCTTCTTCTTGACGTGAAACCTGATGGGGTGTGGGGGCGCCTAACCATTAGCGCGTTACAGCGGGCCATCAACGAAGGGGCAATCCGATGAGTGACGAAACAGAAGCTTTGGCGGTAAGGGTTTCCATGCGCGATATTTATCTTGAGGTGCAACGGCAAGGGAAACTGTTAGAGAAAATTGCTAACAGTCTGCCCGATAGTGAGCTAAAGATTGAAGACCATGAGCTACGGATTCGTAAACTCGAGATGCGGATGTGGCAGGCTATCGGTGCGTTCGGTTTCCTCGCCGCGGTAGTGTCACCGTTGATTGCGGTGCTGACACGATGAGCAACCCTAAGTGGAAGATTAGACGTAGATACATTTTTGCGGCGTTCGCCCTTGGTGTCGCCCTTGTTGTGTCATCGATTGTTGCGGTGTGGCAAGACCGGCTCGGTGCAGGCGACCTGATTACGGGTGGCGTTGCTCTGATAAGTTTGATTCTCACGTCCTACATTTTTGGGGCGGCATATGACGATAAGAGAGTGGAGAACACGGATGGATAAGTTGAAGGCGTACTGGAATTTTTCGGCTGAGCGTGCAGTAAAAACTGTGGCGCAGGTTGCCATCGCAACTATTGGTGTGGGTGCTGTAGGTATTTTGGATGTGGAGTGGGGGCAGGTTGCTTCGGTCGCTGCGCTTGCCGGTGTCATGTCCCTGTTGACTTCAGTGCTGACTTACGACAAGGCTGCAAAGTGATGGGGCGGCTTGACGCTGTGGAGCGCGTTGATGGCTATGAGGTGCCGGTCGATCCTGCCGATGCCTTGGACTGCACTTCCTGTCAGTAGGGTTTCTATTCTGCAAGCCAGGCGTACACTGTGGCCCTTGTCACGCCAAGCTTTTTCGCTAAACGCTTGATGTTATCGCCTGGTGTATGTTCGGCTCTTACGCGGGCTCTGAGGGCTTGTGTGACACGTTCTAGGCGTTCGAGTTGCCAGACGCGGATGTCTGCAAGTTTTTCGATGCTGAGGTTGTCGTATTCGTAGGAGTCCATGGATACCATCGTACACTCGCTCGGTGTTCGGCGGGGATAAGGGTGGCCGGTAACTGTTATCAACCTGTGACCGTAGCTTCCTTGATGAAATTTCCGTCAACCTTTACAGTGAAGGCAACGAAAGGACTGTACAATGGTAGACATGGGCTATTACAAAAACATTGAGGTCGAGGCGCAACAACTCTACGATGACGAGTTGCGTGAAATTGTGGAGTGGGATATGGCGCACCGTCGCGTGATGTCGCCTGTGGATCGTATGCGGATTATTTCGGATGAGAAACTGTTTGCTCGGGCGGTTGTTGCGTGGCGGGGTGTGCCTGCTCCGATGAAAGCTGCGAACCATGTTGCTTTGCAAACTTTACGGCGTGACATTCGACGTCGTGAGAAGCAGTCGATGCTCGGGTGGGTGCTGATTGTTGTGGCGCTCGGTGTCGGGTTGGCTGTGCTGGTGGTGAACCTGTGACCGGCTGGGTGCTAGTTGTGGTGGGGGCGTTGTGTATGTTTGCGCCTGGGTTTGTTGACCCGTTCGCACCGATCAATGGGTTGAGTTTGGTGGGGTTGTTGTTTGTTGTTTGGGGTACGGTGAATATAAATCGAAGGGGGACACAATGAGTGAACGCTTAGAAATAAATATCGAACGGTTGAGGGATGCGTGGATTACTTACCGGGAGGTTGCGTGGAGTTGGTTTGACGTGAACGATGAGGATGGTAATGATGGGGAAGATTTTGATGTGTGGCTTGAGGCTGTAAAGCAGGCAGCGTTCGATGACGGATTTGACACCGGCAATGAGTGACCAGATGGATGTGATACCTGACGGGCGTGAGGTTCACATTCGGCTCCGCGATGATGTGTGGCAGATTGGCGAACCAGGGACACTCACCCTAAGCCGGAAGCAGGCGCACACTTTACGGTTGCATTTGAACGCTTGGGCATACCAGGCACAACTTGCCGATGTCGAAGAAGACGGTTAACGCTCCGACGGTAACGTGCCCGCCCAAATCCCGTACGGTTCCTGAGCTTCCACAGCATAAGTGAAACATGCTGCTTTGAGGGGGCATTCGTTGCAGAGTGCGCGGGCAGTCCTGATCGCATAGTCGCGGGTTTGTTTGTCTGCATAGTCCTCGGGGAAAAATATGGCGGGAATGTCTTGGCAGGCAACACCACCCGACTTGTCGACGAGTTCCATAAATTCGCGTATTGGGCTCATGCGTCGGTCGTCACTCATAGACTAAGTGTAAGGGGGTTAGACGATGGTTGAGAACGTCACAAGTTTGGAAGCTCACGCTTTGTCGAAGCTGATGGTGCGGGAACGGTTTGATGCCTATTCGGACAGCGGTGCGATATGGTTGGCAACTTTTGAGGAGTTGCAGGTTGCGTTGGAGGGGGCATCAGATGAGATTGTTTTGGAGGCGAAGCAGATGGCTAGCGAACGGTGGAAAAGGATGATGGGTAATGATTGACGCGGGCAGGTTTGTAGCATCGAAAGGGTTGAGCTCTGATGGTTGGTTGGAGGCTCGACGGTCTGGTGTGACGGCTACACAGGTGGCTAAGGCGGGCTCTGGGCCTGGCGGGTTCGAGCAGGCGGTAGAAGACTATTCGGCAGACTTTGTTGAGCAAGACAACCCGTACATGGTGTTTGGTCGGGTGTGGGAAACACCGATTGCGATGATTCTGAAGAACGATTATGGGGTTATGCCGAATGATTGGCTGATTCGTAACGGGGAGTTCCCGCATCATATGGCTACCCCTGATGGAATTTCGTTGGATCATTCACAGATTAGTGAGATAAAGACGACGGGGAAGGATTGGAACCCTGAGAAGCTACCGATCCAGTATCGGCGTCAGGTGCAATGGCAGATGCATTGTACGGATACGGCTCGGTGTGTGTTTGCGTGGATGTTGCGGGAGCAAAGGGATACTGCTGCGGGGCCAATGTTTGTGCCTGGTTGGTTCGAGCCTCGCGTGGTAATGATTGAGC